AAAGCCGGACGTTGCTTTTCTGACTTTGGAATCGTCCACACTATCGACGAAAAATTTCAGCGCAAGACCGATCGCCGCCGAGATAATGAACGCCGTACCGGCGCTGACGATTCCCAGCGCTGCAAGGCCAACGCCAAGAACACCGGCCAGCAGTCCAAGAAGTACGCTGCGCCCGATGCTGACAAGCCACTGCGTGCCCTTCTTCGGGTCTTTGCGGACGCTGTAAATGCTCAGTCCGAGAATCAGGCCTAATCCCATGCCGACGACTGTACCGACGCCCGGCGTCACGATAGAACCGATGACTGCACCAAGCAGCGCGCACAGCACGACGATCAACTCGGAAAGAAGCTGCGATTTGCCGCCGTGTTCCTCGTCCCCCTCTGCAAAGCCGGTGAGATAGAGGCCGAGGATCGCACCCAGGCTGAAACCGGCCACGCCGCCGGTGATGCCAAGAAACACGCTGCCAAGCAGCGCACCGAGCAAAGCCGTGATGACCACGATCCACGCATCCTCTGCGTCCATCTCGGTTTTCCATGTTTCGGGGTCAAGGCCCACAAGGTACAGCCCCAGCAGCACGCCGAGGGATAAACCGATGACGCCGCCCGTGATGCCGCCGAACGCCGCGCCGAGTGTTGCACCGAGCAGCGCCGTTAAAACGGTCAGCCATGTTGCCTTGCTCTTGGGGATAACTTTCTTGTCAAAGCTCCATTTTAGGTCATCCACGACGATCTCAAGCCCCGCGCGGATGGTCTTAAAGATATCATTGATCTTCTGGAACACCTTGTCGAGCTTTTCCATCATGGGCCCTTCGTCAAAATCAAAGTCCGGCGCAATGGCGGATGCTCCGCCGCCACCGCCGCCAACGGGCGTTGTCGTGCTGAGTTTGTTGATCTCATCGAACGCCGCGAGCGCGTCTGTCGCTTCCTTTGCCGCCTTGCCGGTCGCGTCAATGGCGGCGGCCTCTTTGTAGAGGTTTTTGCCCGATGCCTCCATGCTCTTCTTTGACTTACCGCTCAGAATCGAAATGATCGTCACGATCTCCGACACAATGGCCGCAAGCAGATTCATTAGCCACGTCAGCGCCGGAATGAGTACGTCCATCAAAGGCGCGGCCAGCGTCAGCAGCGCACCTTTGAGGCGGGCAAAAGCGTCGGATGCCTCTGTGCTGGTCGCAATAGCCGCCTTGATCTGCTTGCGCAGCGCCATGAGCGCCGCCGTGATGACTGAGAATACAAGCATAGAGCGCGCTAAACTCTTGACCTGATCTCTGAAACGCGCGGCATACTGGCCCGCTTTGGCAAGCGCGGAATTCTCCGCCTCGCGCTCCCTGCGTTCCTGCTCCGTATTAGCGATCAACTCACCGGCAGCGACCTTTGCTTTGTCGAGCTTTACCGTCATGCTGTCGATGTTGGCGGTCGTCTCTTCGTAAGCAGCCGAAAGCGTTTTGACCTCCTTCGTCTGCGTGTGCAAAAGCGCTTCCTGCTGTTTGAGCTCCGCCTCCGCAGCGGCGCGGCGGTCGAGCACTTGCGTCTGATACTCGTTCTGTGTAAAGCCCTGTTTTTGGATCCATTCGCGGTCGTTCAGCCGTTCGACTTCCTTTCGCAGCATCTTCACGCGTTCCTCAGTAGCTTTCGCTGCCTGAGATGCGGCGTCAAGCTGCTTTTCAAGGTTCATCTTATTGCCCGTTTCCTTTTCAAGCTCGCTGTTCAGTTCGGATATCTTATCACGCAGCTTACTGAGCTTCTTTTGCGCTTTGGTCGAATCCAAGTCGCAGGAGAAGATCACACTGCCGTCAGCATTTGCCATTCACAGGCTCCTTTCCCGCTCCCAGCCACTTAGAAATAGTCGTCTCTTCTTCCTGACTGAGTTTGCGCTTCATATTCACGATATTGCTGTTCCTGCGGTACCACTCGCGTTCATCCTTTTCAAGCGTCTTGCCGCGCGCCTTTTTGTCGCGGATGCGCACGACCTGCGCAAAGGTGCAGTCCCCGAGATCGTTATACGCACCGAGGAACGTCCACCAATGGACGCCCCCGGTGTTGGTCTCCGCATCATAAGGGATCTCGCGGATATCCCGTCCGAATATCCGGTTGATGGGCGGGAGGATCAACGGATAATCCTGCTCCCAGTCAACCAGCTTTGGTGATTTCTTCTTGCCCGTCTCCTGTCCGCCGTTCTGGAACCATGTAAAACGGTCTACAGCTTCCTGCAAGTGCTGCGGCGGGATATCCTCAGGCGAGACATAAAACATCTGCAAGATGCCCTCTGCGCGGTCAGTGCCGCTCAAATCAGGATCACTCAGCATTACGAAGATATCGAGGATAACGCGAAAGTCCGTGCGGATCTCATAGCTCTCTCCGCCGATCTCAACGGAGGTTGGCAAGCCCCAATTCATCGGTGATACTTTGCCGTGTACTTCTGAATGCGCGGATTCGTGGCTTTCTGCTCACGAGCAAAGGCGCTGTCTGTCTCATCCATCAGCGCAAGCAGGAAATTTGTCCATACATGCAGGCCGTCCGCCATCGCATAAAGGTTCATGCTGCCAAAGATGCTGTCACATACCGGCTCTTCAAAAAGGCCGTCGATGATCTCGCGCATCTCCTTGTCGCGGCGGTCGGCAATGTTGAAAATCTCAACGCGGTCGCCGCACTTCTGAACCTCATCTGCGTATTTATCCTGCTTCTTGTCCAGTGTGTCAAATGCGTTGTAAAGACGCTGGATAAATGCGCCGTCAGTCGGGTTGAAGCGGATGACGACATCGCCCTTGACGCCGTGGACGGTGTACTCCTGCACGCCGTTCGCAAAACTAAGTTCCATATTTATCTCTCCTTAAATTTGTTTTCAGGAAGCTTTGTATCAGAATGTTGATCTCTGCCGCTTATCGAAAATCAGAAGTTCTCCACGGCCTCGCCTGCGAGATCGTCCCATTTTTCGCTCATGCTGACAATTACACCGGGCGATTTGCGCCGGTAGCCGTCCCCGTCGCCGCAACTGTCAGAAATTGCCGAAATGCTGTCCCATGCCCGCATGACTGCGCCCTCCCCGCTCTGGCAGTCAAGCGCGATAGCGTTAAGGGCTGCGGCCTCTCGGCGGCTGTCCGTAGTCTTTGCAGCTTCGGCTGCGTAGTGACCAACTAACTTTAACATGGTGTGGTTGCTGTCGAATCTCTCCATGAACGCGGAGTAATCAGCCGGGGAAAGAACGCCGGTTTTCATCAGCTCAAGGGCGTTATTGTCGATTGCGTCAGGGTTTGCAATATTGGCGGCGCGCACTGCCTGTTCCAGCTCGGCGCGGATCGTGCGGCGCGTGGCCTTGAAGTTGTCCCAAACGCGGGCGCTCACCTCGTTAAAGATGACTTCTGCGTCATGCAGCTTTAGCGCTGCGCGGGTTGTTCTAACCTGCTTTTCCTCGGCGCTGTCTCCGGGCTTCCATGCGTTAGCGTCACAGCTGGCCTGCTGCGCCTCTTGGAGTGCGCGGAAAGCGGTGTTGTATTCGCTGCGGGCTTCTTTGAAAGCTGTATCGAGCTTTCGGGCATAAATGTTAAATTCGCTCATGGTGTAAATTATCCTTTCTTTTTCATGCGCTGCCGCGCTGTTTTTTTTAAAGGTCGATAATGATAACGCTTTCGCAGTCTGATAAATAATCTCGTGCTGCCTGTTCCGTCTGAAACACCTTTGCAGGGCTTTGCGGCGCTCTGCAAGCCGCCCACGCGCCATTTTCAAGCAATAGCATAATTGCTACGCCCGTTTGCTTCTGCGCTGCAATCGCCTGTAAACGGGCAATGCGGTCTTTAACGCTGTTGCTCATAGATGGTCACTCTCTAGTTCCGGCAATTCCAGCTTGCCGCGTTCAATGGCTTCGTCAATAAGCTGGTAAAAGCTCAAGCTCAGTCCGTCCACGCCCTCGATTGGGTGCGGATAAAGGACAATGTGCCGCCCATCGTGAGTAACTGCGCCGTGCTGCATCAGGTAGTTGAAAGGATCTTCTTTTGTGTGATACTCTGCGCCGCCCTCGACGATAAAAGTAGTTTCATCGGCTGACAGCGACCTGAGGTATTCCCGCAACGCCGCAAGGCGGATATCAAAATTTTTCTTCATCGCTGTTCCTGCTCCCTTCGCCATGCTTCAAGCTCGTCAAGCTGCTGCATGATGTCTGTGATCTCCGTGTACTTCACCGTCTGCCGTAAAATCTCTGCTGCGGCGCTTACGCGGGTCTGTGCGGGCGCGTCTGCATCCTGCATGATCGTTGCCAGCGTATCCGCAGCGGCGTGCGCCCGCTCCTGCAGCACGTTACGCGCCGCTTCGGTTCGCTCGCGCCGTGCCTCGTTATACTTCTGCATAAACTCAGGGTCGCGTTTTCGGCGATAGATCGTCTGCTCGTTGATCTCGAGCTTTGCCGCCGCGCTCCGCACTGTCGCGGAGATCAAAAGCGCGTCAATAATGGTCTCGTCTCGAATTTTCTTTGCCAAAGTTTGAAAAGCCCCCTTTCCGGCTCTGCTTTATCTGACGTTTCAGTGTTTTTTATTAGTAATACTCCATCAGCGGTTTGCGGATACGCGGGTGCCGCAGGGCTCGTATTGCTTCCCGCCGCGCCTTTGCATCAGGCTTTTGACCAAGCCAAAACTCACTGATGATCGCGTCGCGCTGCGCATCTGTTAGTTGTGCAAGTGCCGCTTGCACAGCCTGTTGAAAGTCCCGCTGTTCGACGTCCTCAAAGGCCTGTTCTGCTGCTTCATCTGAGATTGTGTCACCAAGCGTCAGGTCGCTGTCCTCGTCGCCTATCGGCTCGTCCATCGACCGGCAAACAGTGTTGATGGGGTCACATCGCGTCCGCTGTGTTCGCTGCCCGCAGGCTTCTGTGAACTCCGCCTTGAGCTTAATGCCGTACAGCGTGAGAAATTCACCCTTGTTCACATCCCATGTTGGCAGCGTGTCCATGAGGGAGATAAACGCCACTTGCAGAAGATCACTTTCCTCGACACCCGCACGGCCTTCCATTGCCCGCACCCACCTCAAGGTCTGCTGCCACGCAAAGCGTTCAACCGCCGCCCAAAGTCTCAGAATGTCCGCCTCGCCCGCCTGCACCGCTGCTGCAATTTCGCTTGTTCGCTTATCCTGTGTGTCAAGTGATTTTGCTTGCATATCCGCTCCTCCTGTGGTAAAATCAGAATCGACAAATCGGATTCACCGCAAGAGCCGCTCTCCCTATTTGGGGAGAGCTTTTTTCATAATCGAAAATGACGGTTCATTGCCCGCTCAAACTTATCTCGATCATCAGCAGGCAAAAGCGGAATTACACGGTGCTGTATTTCGTCACGCTGGCGATAGCGCTCACGCTTCCGGCGTGCCGGTTTGATTTTCGCTAAAATGCTGGCCGCGGCCTCAATATTCATGCTGTAACCCTCCCTGTGACCTTGTAGAAGGTCGCGTCAACGTGACCAGTCGCGCCGCGTCGGTTTTTATCGAGCCACAACTCCAACAAAGATGGCGATTCCATGCGCTCACCTGTCTCACACGGCGGATTGTGCAGCAGCGTCACCGTATCCGCGTCCTGCTCGATAGCGCCGCTCTCGCGTAAATTTGCCATCGTAGCCCGAAAGCTACCAGAACGGTCAGAGGCCGCTGCGCGGTTGAGCTGGCACAAACACAGCACAGGGATGTTCAGCCTCAGTGCAAGCAGCTTCAAGGCCCTGCTGTTCCTTGTGGTCGCCTCGTAAAGCGAAAGCCGAGCTTCCGGCGGTTCAAGCAGCCCGAGGTGGTCGAGGATCAGCAGGCCCGGCTTCTCGCGATAGGCCAGCGCCTCCACCTGCCGAACGTTCATACCCGTGCGCTTGTTGAATACAAGCGGCAACGCGGAGAGCGCTGTCGTCCCCTCGGCAAAGCGCGTGTACTCGTTGTCCGTAAGCCTGCCGCCGAACATGAGCCGC